GATGCGGAGTCCGACCGCGAGTCACCGGGCAGCGTTATAGCCGAGACGCAGACGAGGAGTCGTGTGTCTCTCAACAACAACCCCGAGGACCGCATAGCCCAAACCACCTACGGCGCTGTCATCTCCCACTGGGAGCCTGACGGCGTCGGCGCGTATCTGCGGTGGGGAAGCCCCCTTCTGCGGGGCCGACCCCTACAGCCCAGCATTAGCGCCATTGCCAAGCGATATGCCAGAGAACGCCGCCGAGGAGAGGCAACCAGTGCAAGTAGCCGCGCATGACTACATCGCTGAAGCATCCCCCGACGTCCTCTCCGCGTCCGACATCGACACGATCCGTGCCCATACCCTCTCCCAACCGTGCCCCTGGTGCCACACTCCCCAGAGCGTGCAGCTCCATCCGCCGTCCGTTCCATGGTTCGCTCGCCCCAATGTCCGCGAGGACCTGCAGCAGATACCCGCGTGCTGGTGGGTGAGGTGCGTCCACTGCGGCGAGGAGGGTACAGCCCTCTGGTTCCGTGACGTGATCATGCGCGAGGCGCGCCACATCCCGACCCCGGACTATCGCCCAGTGGAAGCGGCGCTGAAGCTCCTGGGCCTAGCGTTCTGACGAATCCGCACCCGCACCCGTAAGAGACACCGGTTGTAACACCCGGAGTCCCCACCCGATGCTCATAGAGTCCCGCCGTATCTCCGACCTCCACCCGCACCCGCTCAACTATCGAAGGCACCCGCCGGCGCAGTTGGCTGTACTCCGGGAGTCCCTGCGCACCCATGGCTTCCAGAAGCCGGTTGTGGTGCAGCCCGACGGGACGATCCTGGCGGGGCATGGGATGGTGGAGGCGGCCGAGGCTGAGGGGCAGGAGAGCGCACCCTGTCATGTCTACGACGGCCCCTACCCGGAAGCGTTCCTCGCCATGGACAACCGATCGGGCGACCTGGCGGAGGACGACGACAAGGCACTTGCCGACCTCCTGAAGGCACTCGCGGCGGATGAGGGGCTACAGGGGACCGGCTACGGCGACGAGGACCTGGGGGCGTTGATTGCGCAACTGGACGCGGCCAACCCCGAACCCGTCAAGGAAGAGGGGGCGATACCCGAGCCGCAGGAGGGGCCGACGCGGGTCCAGCCGGGGGAGGTCTGGCAGCTCGGGAAGCATCGGGTGATGTGTGGGGACTGTAGCGATGCAGGGGACGTAGACAGGCTCCTGGCGGGCGTGCGGCTCAACCTGATCGTGACCTCGCCGCCCTACGCCGAGCAGCGCAAGGAGCAGTATGGCGGTGTGCCCGCAGACGAGTACGTGGACTGGTTCCTACCCGTCGCGGCGCTCTGGCGGGAACGCCTTGCCGAGGATGGCTCCTTCTTCCTGAACATCAAGGAGCACTGCGAGGACGGCGAGCGGCACCTGTACGTGAAGTGGCTGGTGATCGGGCTGAGAGGGGATGGGTGGAAGTTTGTGGATGAGTTGTATTGGAAGCGACAGGGCTACCCGGGCGATTACCATTACCGGTTCAAGAACGCGATAGAACCGGTGTTCCACTTCGCTCGACAGACGGCCTGCAAGTTCAGGCCGGGGAATGTCCTGCAGGAGTACGCGCAGGAATATGAGGCTAAGCAATACGGGGAGTCACACTCGGGCTCGGGTTTCCACACTGGCGGGGTGAAGCCGCAGGCCGATGTAGGTGCTCGCCCCACCAATGTGATAGAGGTAGGGCAAGGGGCTTCGGTCCAGCACACGGGTGCGGAACAGCCTGCCGTCTTCCCTGTCGGCCTCCCCACCTTCTTCCTGAAGGCCTACTCCGACCCTGGCGACACCGCGCTTGACCCCTTCCTCGGTAGCGGGACGACCCTCATAGCCGCAGAGCAGACGGAGCGGGTTGCCTACGGGATGGAGATACTGCCACGCTACTGTGATGTGGTGCTGGCTAGGTACGAGAAGTTCACTGGCGGCAAGGCGGTGCGGGTTGATGCCTGACGAGAAGCGCGACAAGCAGCCATGGGAGCGGTGCAAGGGGGAGAGTAGGAAGGCCTATGATGCCTTCTGCTGCTATCGCGACCAGGATGCTACCCGTACTCTGGCGGCCGTAGGGAAGGCCTTAGGGAAATCCGCTGCTTTGATGGAGCAGTGGAGTGCACGTTGGGGTTGGGTTGAGCGCGCCCATGCCTGGGATGATCATGCCGCCGCAGTAGCCTCTGACAGACTGTTGGATGCCCAGGCCGACGCGAAGGCGGCCGAGAACGAGGAGAACCTGCGGCAGCAGGCGGCGCGCCTTGCAGAAGCCCGGGCCCTTGCCGCGACGGCGCGGGCAACAGTCAATACAGCCGCCCCGGTCGCACTAGCCCGTCTGGTGCGCGCCCAGGCGCAGGTAGCCGAACTACTGGCTGACCCGTTGGCACGGCCGGGCGCGCTAGACGAGGCAATCAAGGACGCGATCGCTGCCCTCAACTGGGCGACGAAGAGCATGGAGGTCGCACACAAGCTCGAAGCCCTGGCGCTGGGGAAGGCGACTGACAGGACGGCCGTACAGCTTGACCCGGCGAGTGTGGACAAGCTGGCGGATGTTATCACCCGCAACGTGCCCGAGGAGAAGTGGGATACCGTGGTGGAGGAAGTCGTGGCTACCATGAAGGGCGAACGTGTCAACGGCCGTCCTTGACATAGAGGCGAGTGTAGAGCGCCTACGTCGGAGGGTGGCGTCGCGCCGCTCCCCGCTTGTCGCCCAGTTCGCTAGTGACCCCCAGGGCTTCGTGCTGGAGTGCATTCAGTGGGGCGAGAATGAAGGGCCGACGCCCTACCAATTGGAGGTACTCGGGCAGTTGCGCACGCGCCGGCGGCTGGCTATCCGCTCCCCTCACGGCTCTGGCAAGACGGCCCTGGCCGCTTGGGTAGTCCTGTGGTTCGCCCTGACCCGCGACGCGACAGGCCGGGGTGACTGGAAGGCGGTAACGACGGCTTCGGCATGGCGGCAGTTGACGCACTACCTCTGGCCGGAAATCCACAAATGGGCACGGCGCCTTTGCTGGGAGAAGCTGGGGCGCGAGCGATTCGATCAGCGCACGGAACTGCTCGGGTTGATGTGCAAGCTCCGTCATGGCGAAGCATTCGCGGCGGCCTCTGACAAGCCAGACCTGATTGAGGGTGCGCACGCCGACCGGCTGCTGTACGTGTTCGACGAGGCGAAGGCTATCCCGCCGGCAACCTGGGATGCGGCCGAGGGCGCGCTGGCATCGGGCAACTGCTATGCCCTAGCGATCTCTACGCCCGGAGAGCCCCAGGGGCGCTTCTACGACATTCACAGCCGCAAGCCGGGTTACGATGACTGGTGGGTACGGCACGTGACGCTCGAAGAGTGCATTGCGGCAGGCCGTGTGAGCCGGGAGTGGGCAGACCAGCGCAAGGTGCAGTGGGGTGACGGTTCAGCGGTCTACCAGAACCGCGTGCTGGGTGAGTTCGCTTCTTCGGAAGAGGAAGGTATCATCCCCCTGGCATGGGTCGAGGCGGCCAACAAGCGATGGTACGCGCTGGAGGATTCCGGGGAGTGGGGGGAGTTCAAGCGGGCCGGCGTTGACGTTGCCCGAAGCGGCAGCAACATGACGGTGTTCGCCCTCCGGTATGGGAATGCCATCAAGGAGCTGAGGCGGCACTCGAAAGAGGACACGATGGAAACGGCGGGCAGGGCGGCCGCTATCCTGAAGAGTCTAGGGGGCGAGGCATATGTGGACGTGATCGGGATCGGCGCGGGGGTCGTGGACAGGCTGAGGGAGCAGAAGCTCGCTGGCATACCTTTCAACGCTTCTGAGGGCACCGATCTGAAGGACCGTGCGGGTATCCTTGGTTTCACGAACCAGCGTTCGGCGGGCTGGTGGACACTGCGGGAGATGCTCGACCCGGCGAGCGGGGAGGATATTGCCCTACCTCCCGCCGACCTCCTAACCGGGGATCTGACGGCGCCGCACTGGCGCGTCATGTCTGGGGGGCGCATCCAGGTCGAGAGCAAGGACGAGATCCAGAAGCGGATCGGGCGTTCGACGGATGATGGAGACGCGGTCATGATGGCATTCGCTCAACTGGCAGAGGAGATAAGGCCGAACATGCGGCCGCTCTACTGATATGGGATTGCGCGCACGAATCGGGCGGTGGCTTATGCGGTCGATCGACATGCCCTTCTCCTGGGTGCCCCCCTGGCAGTCCGGGCGGCCGGCGTGGACAGACTGGTCGGTCGAGAAGGCAATCACGGAGGGCTACCGGGCGCATGGGATCGTCTATATCTGCGTGCGGCGCCTCTCGGCCTGCATATCATCCGTCCCCTGGCTTGTCAAGCGCATGACGCCGCGGGGCGAGGAGACGCTACCCGACCACCCCGCCGCACTGCTGCTCGCGAAGCCGAACCCCTGGGCGAGCCTGCAGGACGTCATGGAGGCGACGACCCTGGACCTGAACCTCGGCGGCAATGCTTACTGGCTGATTCTCAGGCAGGGCGAGACGGCGCAGGAGCTCTATCGGTTGCGACCTGACCGCGTGAAGCCGATACCCGATGCGAAGACGTTCGTAAGCGGATATGAGTATACCATCGGCTCACAGAAGACGACCCTGCCGGTGCGGGATGATGCGAAGGGCATCGCGGTGGTGCATTTCAAGCTGATGGACCCGGGCAACGACCTGCTGGGCCTCTCGCCACTCCAGGCCGCCTCGCGGGTTGTGGATACTGACAATGCCGCCATAGACTGGAATGTTGCTGCCCTGCAGAATCAAGCGCGGCCAGCGGGGGCGTTAGTCGCGAAAGAGAAGCTCACCCAGGACGAGTACGACCGCTTACGGCTGATGCTCAAAGAGCAGATCACTGGGGCGGCCAATGCCCGTGTACCCCTTCTGCTGGAGGGCGGACTTACGTGGCAGCAGCACGGGTTCAGCCCCACGGACATGGACTTCCTCCAGGGTCGGAAGATGAGCGCCGTCGAGATATGCAACATCTTCGGGGTGCGGCCCGAATGGGTCGGCCTCATAGAGGCCAAGTTCGAGAACGCACGACAGGCGCGCCGGATGACCTGGGAAGATACGATCATCCCCTTCCTGGACGACCTCGCCTCGACCATGGATTTGACCCTAGCCCCGCTCTTCGACGGCGACATCTACTTCACGACGGACCTCTCCCAGACGCCCGCGGTGACGGAAGCACGGAGCGAACTGATCGGGCAAGCGAAGGACCTCTGGGCCATGGGGGTCCCATTCAACGAGGTCAACGAGGAGCTCGGGCTCGGCTTTGAGCCGATAGAGGGCGGGGATGTAGGCTATCTACCCGTCATGATGATGCCAGTGGGGAGTGAACCGAAGCCGGCGGGGAAGCCCGAGGAGGAGAAGGGGGCTGGGGGACCGCCAGAGGCACGCGTTCTGAATCTCCAAACCGAGGCGCAGCGGACGACGTACTGGCGGGCGTTCGACCGGCAGCGACTGGCCTGGGAGAAGGGGATAGCAGGGAAGGTCAAGAGTCGGTTCTCGGAGGAGGAGAAGGCCGTCCTGAAGGCGATTGAAGGCGGATCGCAGGCGTTCGCGCCCATCATTACCGCGCAGGAAGGCGAATGGGAGACGCTCCTGCTGGCGACTTGGCAGGCCGTGTTCGAGCATTTCGGTGAGCAGGCGGCCAAGGGATTCGGGATGGAGGTGAAGGGGCGGGCGGCGGGGCCGACAGAGAGCCGGGTAGTCTGGGATCCGTGGCCGGCGGAGGCGAAGGCGTTCGTCTCACAGGTGGTAGGGGAGCATGTCTCTGAGATCACCACCGCGACGAAGGTGGCGCTGCGCAGGGAGATCCAGGATGCGCTGGCCGCGAACGAGGGGGTGCCACAGATAGCGGCGCGGATTCGGGGGCTATATGACGGGTATGGCAGGCATCGAAGCTTCGTGATCGCCCGGACAGAGGTGGGCGGCGCCGCGAACTACGGGACGCGGAGCGCGGCGCAGCAGAGCGGGGTCGTGGAAACGCACACCTGGGTATCGAGCCGGGACGGCCGGGAGCGGGATACCCACAAGCCGGGTGCGGGGCTTGATGCGCAGACGCAGCCCCTGGCGGCGCGCTACTCGAACGGGTGCATGTTTCCGTGTGACCCGGCGGGGCCGGCGGCCGAGGTGATTCAGTGCCGGTGTGTTGAAACGTATGGAACGGGAGGCTGAGATGGGAGGCGACGTGATGGAGGAGCCGCGAACTCGGACGAAGGAAGAGATCATGTCCGAGCCGGCAGATGGACGTGGTTTCACGTGGCGGATGTGTCGTTGTGGTCAGTTACATATGGCACCCGCAGAGAAACGGAATACGCTCTGTCCGTGGTGCAGGCCGAGGGAGGCGACGTGAGCGAGCAGATTCGAGTCCACATGTCCACCGTCCACGAGACGGGCGGGTATCACAACCACTCAGCGCATGTTGAGGCTTCCGAGGTCGAGGCGGTGGTGCTGGAGGTCCTGGATGGCATCACCACTCAGGCGTCGCATGACAACCAGAAGCACGGCATGACGATGATGGAAGCATTGACGATGGCTGTCAGGGCCGCCAACCGCACCCGCGACATACCCGAGGGAGGCGAGGAGTGCGAACCCGACGAGATAGCCGAGACTGTGCCTGGGGATGCGGTGCAAGCCCTCATGGATGACATAGCGCAGGCGAGTAATGAGGGGTACGCAGTGGAGTGGATCGAGGGTGGTGACGCGTGGGCCAAGGTTCATCTACTGTTGGACCCGCAGATGGCCCACCGCGACATACCCGACGATGCGCCTGACCCGGAGAGGGTCAAAGAGTACGTCAACGCCGCGGCGCAAGAATTGGCAGACACGGTACCACCCTTTCTGTCGAATGCGTCGGGTGGCCCGGCGATGACTTCAGCGTCATTCGTCGGCGATCTCAAGGTTGGCGGAGATGTAGCACCCGAGACCATCCCCGCGGAGCCGGTGCGGGAGTTGCTGCGGCGCATCAACGAGAAGGTCCAGATCAGAGAGTCTGAGTATGGCGGCGGCCAGCGTGGCTTCGATGCGTTCTGGGACCAGTATTGGATCGTCTGCAACATCCTCGCCAAGCAGGACCTCTCTGCACCCGACCCGCGGGTGGAGAAGTGCGAGGAACCCAAACCCCACGGCACAGTTGACGCGCACCTCGCGGAGCAGATGAGGCACGCCGCGTTCCGGGCGGCATTTGAGGCGGAGGGCGAGAGCGAACTGCGGAAGGCGGCGCGGGTGGTCCTACGGGCAGCCTTTGATTACCAATGTGATGCGTCATTGCCTGTTGAGGGCCCTGCTCTCACTCGGCAACTACTGCAATTGGCATTGGAGAGACTCGCCAGAGCGCTGGAGACGACGGACTAGCCTTACGCTAGACTAATCATTCCGTCATAACTGAATCAACACGCCCGGCCCGGCGGCTGATCACCGCCGAAGTCGAGAGAAGTTCAAGCCGGTTCCTGTATACAGGCAGGGATCGGCTTTTGTTATTGGGCTGGGCGTGTCGCACTCATAAGCGGGAGGCACAACGGAGACGGAGGAACGATGATGACGAGCGGAACACAGTTCCGGGCGTTCAGGCTTGACCGGCAGGAGTTCGACGAGACGAAGCCGGGGCATGTCCTCTTCCACAGCAGCGTGTTCGGGGTGCCGGATTCGTATGGGACCATCTTCGATAAGGGCTGCTTCGCGCAGACGATCAAGCAGCACGACGGCCTCTTCCCCGTGCTGTGGTTCCATAACCCGAGGGTCCCGATCGCGCTCGGCCTCCACGAAGAGGATGATACCGGGCTCTGCGTCGCGGCCGACCTCGACTTGGAGGTGGAGGCGGCGCGCAACGTCTACTCCGGCCTGCGCCAGGGGTACGTGGACTGCGCCTCGGTCGCCTTCCGGGTCGTGACGGAGGCGCTCGAAGACGAGATCACGCACTTCAAGGAGGTGCGGCTCTGGGAGTCCTCGCTGCTCACCCGCAACTTCGCCGCACAGGCGGAGGCGACGGTTGACAGCGTGAGGGCCCTGCCGGACGCAATCGAGCGGCTGAACATCGCGGCGCGGGAGATGGGGCGGGAGGAGTTCGGAGCGGCGCTTCAGAGCCTGCGGGAGCTGCTTGATAGTTTCGACCTTACGCTCGACCCGCCTACAGAGGGGCGCCCGTACCCGAACGAACACGCCTGCCGGCTGAAGGCCCCGGGCGGCTATAAGACGTTCCGGCGCGTGGCGCGCAAGCACGACGGCAAGACGTACTACGTGATTCGAGGGCAGCAGAAGGCCGACGCCGAGAAGTGGGACGACCAGGCCTACCGCTACCCGAAAGCGACGTGGTCCGCAGATCAGGCCCGCATTCATTGCAAGGGCCATGACGGAAAGTTCGAGCCCGCCGGCGGCGAGACGGCCGCGGCGTGTGCTCTTCCTTCGCTCGAAGTACCCTCCTCAGCCGCCGTTACTGAACTGAACGCGCGGCTGGGCGAGCTCACGAGTGACGTGCAGGGGATGGTGGCAGCACTCGCTGCTCTGACGCCAAAGGCGCCGGAAGGCACTCTGGCAGACAGCAAGGCGCGGATAGCCGCCGACCAGGGCACGCTCGCGGAGCTCGTTGAGGAACTCCGGGCGCTCGCCGTAGAGATATAGGAATAGGAGAACTGCGATGTTGAAGTGCAGGAAATGCGATACCGAACTCGCCGAGGGGGTGGAGGTCTGCCCCGAGTGCGGCGAGCGAGTAGAAGCGGCGCCCCAGCCTGACCTGGGCGTCATCGCTGAGTTGCACAAGACGACTAAGCTGCTCGCCGAGAAGGTGGGCGGCCTCGACGAGAGGATTGCCTCGAAGGTACTCGCTGAGAGCGGCGTGCTGATCGAGCGCGTGGACGGGCTTGAGAAGCGCATCAGCGAACTGAAGCTGGAGGCGTCCCGACCGCCGCTGACTGATGGCGGCGTGCGGGCACCGCAGACGGACCTGGACCGCACCGGCGGATTCGAGAGCCTCGGGGACTTCCTCTGCTCGATCCTGACGAACCGGGCTGACCCGCGGCTGGCCGCATGGCAGCAGCGCGTCATGTCCATGGGCGTGGGGGCCGCTGGTGGGTTCCTCGTCCCGCAGCAGTTCGCTACCATGCTGCAGGCGATCGAGCCGACGGATGCGATCGTGCGCCCTCGGGCCACGGTCATTCCGGCTGGCGTACCGCCCGACTCCGCAATCACCATGCCGGTGCTGAATCAGGCCGGCGCGGCGGGCGTCCATGCCGGCGTGACGGTCACCTGGATCGGCGAAGGCGTGACCAAGCCGGTAACAGAGCCGGCCTTCCTCGAACTGACGTTGACGCCTCACGAGGTTGCGGCTCACGTCCTGCTGACGGACAAGCTCATTCGGAACGCACCGTCGGCGAGCGTGATCGTGGAGAAGCTGCTCCGCGGCGCGATCCTCGATGCTGAGGACACAGCGTTCATCGCGGGCACGGGCGTCGGGCAGCCGCTCGGCTTCCTGGGCCATGCCAGCTCCATCAACGTGGCGCGCTTCGGCGCCGGCGCCATCGCCTACGTTGACGTGGTGAACATGTACTCGCAGATTCTGCGGGGCGGTGGGCCGCTGGTCTGGATCGGCAACCCGACCGTGCTTCCTCAGCTCCAGGCGATGGCCTCCGCACTCGGCCAGCTGATCTGGCAGCCGAACGCGCGGGAAGGCGAGCCCTCGAACCTGCTCGGGATTCCTTTCCTGATCTCCGAGCGGCAGCCGGTGCTGGGAGCGAACGGCGACCTGATGCTGGTGAACCTGAGCTACTACATCATCAAGGACGGTTCCCCGCTGACGATCGCCGACGATGCCGGCCTGAG